GGAATGAATGATACTTCTCCAAAGTCTGACACATATACATCAACAGCACCGATAACAGTCATGTCATCTGCGTTTTTGTATTGAGTTGCAACTCCTGAGAATCCAGATGCTAATACTTTATTTGCAGGAGACATCATTACGGTGTCAGGGTTTCCACCTAACTCGTATGCTTTTCTTAATCCTGTTTTTAGTAGAGCCTCTGTATAGGCACGGTTTGTACCTCCCGCAATTGCGGTAGCACCTGTGCCGGCAGGGGAAGCCGATGGCGATCCGTTAGTAGAAAAGTTATCTGCATTAGTTCCACCTGATCCTGTACCGGCGATTTTGCCTCCATACCAAGTTCCAATACTTGCACTTTTTCTAGCCGCAGAACTACTGCCGTCTGCTTTTGCTTGTTCGACACCGATCATGCCTTTTTCCATATCTCTTTTTAAAGATTTTCCAACCTTTGCTAATTGATATGCTAGTTCATCGCCTCTTCCTGCATTGTCAACTGATCTATCTGAACCAGATACGATAATTGCTTCTGCTGAAATTTGCGTTCTGTTATTTAATCTGACTGTTGGCAGGATAGTTGTTCCTGTGTAGTCATCACCTTCGATTTGAAAGTTGTTAGACGCCGCACGTAAACCGTCAGTCTGCCACTCGTGTAAAGTGTTAGTAGCAGTACCTTTTGCGGCATTTGTCATAAAAGGAGTCTCTGTGGGACTTATGTTGTAAATTACGTCCGCTAGATCCTCTCTTATACCAACTGCATCGTATGTATCGAAAGTTCCTGATGGCTGAGCCATATTTACCTCCTAAATTAATTAGTTAGCATAGCCGACAACACCTTTTGCGCGTCTTTTATACTACCTGATCGTTTTAATTGTTTCATGCGATCGTTTACGCGTATTTTCTTATCTGTTGTTTGAGTTTCATTCTTGGCTTCGGAAGTTACCATTCGGGTGTTTGTTTTTACCTTTTTATCCTGCAATCCTTTTTTTTGTAAAAGCTGATCATATTTTGCGGCTTGATATAAAGTTATCAAGGCACGGTGGTCTACGAGCATATTTAACTCCTGTTCCGTATAACCAGATTTTAAAGCAAACTGACCGATATCTTGCATGACTTTGTTAACTTTTTTTTCGTCTCCAAAGACCGGCATTTTTTCAATCAATTTTTTATTTTCGGACTGAATAAAACTTTGATAAACTTTTTCTTGCTCTTGTTTTCTCTCTTCATTGACACGCGCTTGTTCTTTCTGAATACGATCTTGAAGATCTTTCTTCTTATCATACTCAGCTTTTTTAATTGCGTAATCTGAAGGATCATCCTGAGCTAGCTTAACCCAATCAATATTATCCTCAACCTGAAGATTTTGCTCTACAACACTAAGTTTTTTTGCATATTCTTCACGCAGTTTTGATACTTCGTCTTTTTCCTTGGATATAGTGTCTTTCTCCGTTTCTAAAGATCGACGTTGATCTCCTAGATCCATGGTTTTTTTGGTATAGTCTAATCCTTTAGAGTAACCCTGCTTTAGCTCATCAAGGTTGACCTTTTGCGTTTGACCATTGACGGTCACATCATAAAGCTCCTGATTACTATCAGCTGTGGTTTCTTCGTTTTCAACTAAGTCTTGTTCAGTAACATCGTCTACAGAGAGTTCATTGTCTGTTGCCAGATTGTCTGTTTCTGCTTCTTTTGTTTCTGATTTTGGCTCTTCGCTTCTTGAAGTAGCAATAAGATTAGCGAATGCCTGTTGTGTCTCTTGCATCGAGTTGGTTGGTTTCGATGCAGATTCCGTAGCCGGATTGTCTGCCATAAAACTCCTTATTTTTTAAGTTTATTTAATTTACCTGTTTCCATGACGGAACGTAGGTGTACCAAAAGTAAATCAAACATTTTACCCATAAGATAAATTTTTTCTCTACCTTCGGAATCTCGTGCCGGAGAGTTTTGAAACTCTGCGTATAAATCATTTTTAATTTTAATTACCGCTTCATCAAATACTGGATTGTCTAAAACGGACTTTGCTAATTCTGCTCGTCTTTGTTCTTCGTCTGGTGTCATCTTCCTCTTGTAAATCCACCAAGGGTTGTACTAAATCCTGATGATCCTGTGTTGCTTATATTTCTTGCAATATTTTTAGCAACCTCAGATTGATAAGCGGTGTCATCTCTTCGTCTAACTCCATCATCGGTTATTACTAATGAACTACCTCTTACATCAACAGGCTCAGTGCCTTGGCTTTGTACTTGCGATGCTGTTCCTGTATTTAAACTTCCAAGCATATCGCCAATCGTTACATCTTGATTATTAACTTGATTGACAGCAACATCTTGAACATTTTTAAGATATTGTTCAGGATTAAACATTTTAAATATATCTCCATCTTGTCTACCAAAAGCAAGAGGGTTTGTATTTCCAAACATATCTTGATTTTGCGTTTGAGATAAAATTGTGTTTATAGCTTGATTAAATTTTTCTTCTCTTCTCTTACCTCCGCCTGTTAAAGCATCAATAAAAGGAATGCCAAAAAATGGAAACACTCCTTTTTTAGGATCAAATTGAAATAAAGGATTGCCAAATTCATCTTCTCCAATTTTATATTTATCCATGAAATTAGTAGCTCCAAACATATTTGATGTATCTTTTTTCATATCATCAAACATTTTTTGACTTTCCGTTCTTGTATCTGTATCTTCAAATCCATCACCGGTTGTGTTCTCAACAAAAGATCCACCACCAATTTCATCTATCGGCTGACATATACCGTCAATTAATTGATAGCCTGCGGGACAAGGATCTATATCTGGATCTACAGTTACTGGCGGGTTTAAAGGAGGAAATTCCTGACCGGGTTCGCGTAAATCAAATATAGGATTTATAGCCGGGGGTTTTTCATAAGGCTTATCAAGATAATCTGCAATTATCTTTTCTGCTTTTTGTGATTGCATGAAAGCCATTAGTTTAATCCTTGCTCTATAATTTTATTAGCCAACTTCTCTTTTTCCATCTCTAAACTATCCGTGTCTTTAACTACTTGTGTTGCAAGTTTTTGTTCTTCTAAGTCTAGTTTTTTAGCTTTTAGATTTGCATCTATTTGTAATTTAATTTTATCTAGTTCTAACTCTGCCATATTCTTTTGCTGTTGCATTTGAATTTGTTGTGCCGCTAAACTCAAAGCAGGATCTTCTTTTCTCTGCTGTGGTTGTGGTGGCATATTAGCCGGGTTGTTAAAAAATGGTGACGCATCTTTATAACCTGAGTTTTGTAAAAATAGTTCAAGAGTATTGTATATATTTTGTGGCGTCACCATATTCATTCCGCCTTGCATGATTAATTTTTCTTGCACTGCGAGAACTCTTTGTAAAACCTGAAGTCTTTGATCTTGATTACCTGTTCCAAGTCCCACCTGGACAGTTACATCATATCTATTAAACCATTCTCTAGGATTCATCGGAACGAAATCATTATTTAATCTAATCATTCGTTCTTGATCTTGGTATTCGCAGACTGTTGCAAAGATAATTTTAAATATATCTTTTACTCCTTCTGCAAAATTACGCGCTATTAACTCAATTCTTTGTGTCTGTGCCGCCATCATTTGATTTGTTGATGTAGCGGTAGTATGTGATTTATTTATTGTATCTGGGTTTAGTCCCATTTGTTGTTTTGATACACCTGTTCTTGATTCTTTTATCTCATCTATTTTTTTCATCATAGACAAGCCTTCTCCTAGGAAGTTAGGAGTTTGCATTGGTGTTACAGCATTTGGAGACTTTACTCTTACAACACCGCCGGCTCTACTGGTTAATAAATCATCAAGATTAGCCTGACCATCGACAACAAGTGTTCTTGCATGGTTTTGGAAATACATATTATCTAAAGTATTTCTCATAATCGTTGATGATATCGCCTGAATATCCGACATCAAATCATAAAAACTTAATCCAAAGAATCTATAAGGCATTGGAATAGCTCTTACAGAAGCTAGTGGTATAAATGGTATCTCTTCGTTTTCTAATAATTTAAAATTATTATATCCGTTACCACCAACAGTTACTTTTCTTAGTTCAGCTATACCATCGCCGTCCATATCAACTTTAATATAACATTCAGTTACATTAACTACTGATTGTGATGGATCTAGTGTACTAACATTCAAATCTGTAGAAGCATCATCGTAGCTTCTTCTAACAACGGACTCAGTATTAAAAACTTCTTCATCAGTTACCGGGAGATCATTTACAATTTTAGCATCATAACCCATATCTATGAGTTCTGATCTTGTTTTATAAACTCTGTGAGCTATAAAATTACAATCTTCCATAGAAGTTGCTCTTTTAGAGACTAAAATATCCTCTGGTGGCACACTTTCTATCTTTACTCTGCCTAAATCTTTAACTCTTTTGACTTCTACATCAAACTTTACAGGAAACATGCCTCCTTCTTGCTCGATCTCGTCAACTTTTGTTATCTCCACATCATTATCTAGTAATAATGATTGGTATTCTACTTCAGTTAAGCCTTTGTACTGCTCTTTTTTTTGTTGTTTTGATGTATTCCAATGTATTTTACAAAAACCATTTTTTTGGAGTAGTGCTGTTTTAAAAATATCATATAAAATATTAAAACCGTTATTATCTTTATTAAAAATGTGGTTACAATAAAGCGATATACTCTCAGCAAATCGTTGATCCTCTGCTTGCGTTGGCTCAAATCTAACCATGGTATCGCTTTGAGTAAACATACGCATGATGCTTGGGAGTATAGACTCAACAGTCTCTAATAGCTCTTGCGTTACAACCGCACTTCGTCCCTCGACCTCATTTCCATAAGGCTCTCCTAGGTAGTATTTTAATGCTTGTTGTCTTTGCTCAGATAAATCTGATGTATAAAATCCAAGGGAGTTTTCAACTTCCTGTGATATTACTTGTAATAATTGTGCGTCTGTTTTTTTTGCCATTTATTTTCTTTTCTTTAATTTAAAACAAGCAATATGCCTTCCTAGACCTTTTCCTGCCGATCCATCTTCGGTAGCACACCACTTTACATCTTTTAAATTTGTTATTTCTGCTCCTGCTTCAATTAACATTAATATCCATTTATCTATTGGATATACAAAAACTATATCTTTACCTTTTTCATGTTCAGCTAATGCTTTTCTAACCCAAGCAGTAGCACCTTTTTTTTTGCCTTCATGTATAATTGATCCAAATGGAGGATTTACATAATTTGATTTTCCCCAATCACAAGTTAGTCCGTCAAAATTATCTGGCTTTGGATATGGACAGGGATCAAAGTCAAAATTATTTTCTTGATCTAATTTTTTATATAAATCTTTTGGAGTTAACCAATAATGCTTACCATCTTTAGGGTTTCCAGTATTAAATTTATTTTTATTAGGATCTTTAATAACTTTTACCATCACATAATTCCTAAATTCGGATAATTAATTTCTGTACTCCAATTTGTAGAAGTATTTAGTCCAACTGCTAGATATCTAAATGCATCTGAACTATGAGAAGTCCAATCATGGACTGGTCTATTTTTTACTTCTCCTTTTTCTGTTGTACTCCATCTATACTGTCGAAGCGCGTCTAATCCTTCTTTTGTATTTTCATGATCAAACCAACATCTACTTAAAATCATTCTAACTGCGTTAATACCATCCTCTATGGATAGCTTAGGAACAATAGCTGTTACTAATCCTAAACTTTGTGCAGTCTCTATTCTTGATACTCCTGTTCCTATCTCTCTCACATTTGCATCGTGAGGGAAGTAATGTGTATCATAGATGTAACCTTTGTCTTGGAGCATGCCTGCGTAATATTCCAGACTTTCTCCTGAATCTTCCTCGTAATCAATTAAATGCAAGGCTGATCCTATTTGCTGTACAAACCAGATGGCGGTTTTATCTGCCATACCTAAATCCCAAAACGTCGACACTTTGACTTTCGTATCATAAGGGACTTTCGTTACTCTATCCTGTTCTTCTGCTAATTGCAGACTTTTTCCATAGATAGATCCTATCCCGGCACTATCAAAGGAGCATTCAAACTCTGCCTCGTATATCTCTGGAGGCATAAGTTGTTTTGCTTCTTCTAGTTCTTCTTTTGCAACAATATTTGTTTCGCTAGCTTTATAAGACTTAGCAAACCAATTTTCATTGTGCATCGCATAATCAAACAATGTAAAAAATGCGTTATGTCCGGCGGGAGTTCCTATCGCTACCATCCAACCCTCGCGGTCAGTCAAGGCAGGTCGTACGATCTCCGTCCATAGTCTTGGAGGCATTTGACTGACCTCATCTAGCACGCATCCATCCATATAAAGTCCACGCAAAGTATCTGGACGTTCGCAACCAAGGAGCTGAATACGACCACCGTTAGGTAAATCGCATCTCAACTCCGTTTCATGGTATTGCACATCTGGGAGGACGTTCGTGTAATACTTTAGATAATCCCAACAGTTTCTCTTCGAGATAGAGTAGGTCGGGGATATATAATAATACCTAGGATTAGGAAGTGGGTTTTGTAAACACTTCTTAATCATTTCATTAATACACAGCACGGTTTTACCGAACCGTCTGTGGCAGACTAATACGTTAAATCTTTTTAGTTGATCGTGTATCTGCTTTTGTAATTCTCTAGGCTTATAAGGAATAGTTAATTTTTTCATGATTTGCTATTCCGTATATATTCCACGCACTCTATTGAAAATCTAAAGTACTGATTCAATTCGTATTTGATCCATTTGCTTACTAAATCAAAGCACTCTTGCTTTGGCATGGGATCATTCAAATAAGTTTGGTTTCCAACGTACACCCACTCCGCGCCATTGTAACCCCACACGCTAATTACTAGGATAAATAGCGGAGTCACTTCTGATCAAGAAAGTCTTTGATGCGAGATACGTCTTTTCCTTTTACTACACCTTTTCCTGAATTATCGGAGAAGTTCGATTTGCTATTCATCGCTTTTACTAAGTCTGTAAAAGTTATGAGTTTAGCTTTTTTAGGCTGTGGTTTTTTTTTGTTCATAAAATTCCAAGTGTAAAATTCTACTGAGTAGAAGTGGGATGTAACTATAACTACACAGACTGCATGGGGTTTCCCTAATTTTCCCAAATCAAACCAAAAAAATAACATGACAAAAACATGACATCAAAAATTATTGGCGCAATACCTAGATAAAATACGGTTGTATTATCCGTATCAAATTAAGGATTGGCTGTTTTCTGCGATTATTTTTTCCGTAAGAAATCTGTATCAAAAACGTGAAAGCTAGGAAACAATCCTTATATTCCTTACAAAAAACAAATACTACTCCCTAACCTTCGCATTCGTTTTCATATCCTTTTGACGTTTTTTTATTATATATTCGTCCCTATCACGACCAAAAGTAAAACCTTCAGTCAGTGCCTCTGTAACCCTCTCCAACTCTAATTCATTACTTTCAGTGAATTGTCGGTGTATTGGCAACAAAGTCTTCATCTTCAAAGTATTTAACAAAGTCCTTTATCTCCTCAGTATTATTAAACGAAGTAAAGTGTGCTACTAACTCAGGCTTCATCGTTACCTGATTAACAATCAAATAGAAAGTTACTAAAGGATTACTTCCACTAACCTTTTCATCTTCCATTACTTACTCCATTCAATAGAGAACTTCTCTCCTTTATTATTACTCATAGTAATCTGTTGTTTGTCAGTGCCATACGTTTTAGGAGCTAGTTTACTTGCCATAAACTGTTTATGTCTAACAAGTATATCAAGACTTTTAATAGCGTTAAGATCAACCTGTTTCGTCAAAGCCTTAGAGTAGGTTGATTTACATAGCTGTTCTATATCATCAATAGAATAGTGTATTCCATCAGCTTTGGCTCTTTCATACTGCTCTCGAAGTTTCTCATCGTTGTTCATCCATTTTCTAAATGTATTCCACGTGATATTCTCTTCCTTAATAACACTACGAATAGACTCTCCAACAGCTAGCTTCTCTAATATATTTTTTATAATAGACTTAGAGTACTTTGATGGTCTCCCGGTCTTTTTCTTTTCTACTAATTCATTCATTATTTAATTTTAAATTTTTTTTGTAGCTGTCCCATAAATAATTGTTTTATTGGTGTTTTTTTTAATCCTAAACCACCAACATTTTCTCTCATATATCTATTAAATAAAGCATTGGCACTTTTTCTTGTAATAGTATCACCTTTTATTTTTCTAATTTCTTTTTTTAAATCCATAATAATCTCCTCATAAACATTATAACTTTTTAACTTTGTTTCCAGTGTAATCCTCATATCTTTTTATAATAACATCACAGTAATGAGGATCTAGTTCTATACCGTAAAATGTTCTGTTAACTGTCTCACAGGCTATCAGAGTACTGCCAGATCCTGCAAAAGGATCAAAGACTACATCTTCTTGCTTACAACTGTTATTTATTAAATATTTAATAATACTAACAGGTTTCATCGTAGGATGCTCTGTGCTTCTCTTTGGTCTTGCAAAGTTTAGTACTGTTGTTTGCTTTCTATCTGAGTACCAACGATGAGCATCGCCTGTTATCCAACCATATAGTATTGGTTCATGTTGCCAATGATAGTCTTGTCTACCCATGACCATTGTATCTTTTATCCAAACCAAACACTGTTTTATTACGAGGTCTGCTTTTCTACAAGCCGATCGAAAGTTATAACCTTCGGAGTCAGCATGGAAAATATAAAAGCTACCGCCTTTTTTTATTTTATCGGCAGACAAGCTAAATGAATTAGTAAGGAAATCATGGAAGGAGTCATCACTGAACTTGTCATTCTTTATTTTTAGAGCATCTTTTGTTTTACCGGTATAATCCACGTTATACGGTGGATCAGTTAACAAGAGATCAGCTTTTACATTACCAAATAAAACAGTGTAATCTTTTTCATTCGTAGCATCACCGCAAATCAATTTGTGTCTACCTAATTCAAATACATCACCTTTGCTTGCAACAGCT